GAAATGTAATGGCCCCCATCTAGAGGAAACAGAAAACAAAATGGATGAAACTTTGGTAAATAAACTGGTGTCTACAATCTATAACTCAGAATTGGCAAACGACCTTCTTGTCTTAAAACTTGAAGACGAACTCAATGGTTTAGTTGAGGATGTCGTTAATCTAGGAATGAAGACACCATTAAAAGATTACGAGAAAGAAGACTTAAAACATTATCTTGAAAACTGCAAGGCTCTGATTACAGTCTTAAAATACCATAACACAAAAGAATATATGTTCCACACTGGATTTCTAAGTCATTATGAAGACCTGTTAAAAGAAGACGATACTGATAATAAAGATCAAAGTGTTAATCTAGACCTTGAGGAAGCACTATATTGTGCCAAACTTGGTCTAGAGGTTATCCTTCATTGTAATATTGCTGGTATCCCTACGACTGAACTACCAGAACTTATCCGAGAGCGAGGGGAATACTTGTCACAAGAGCCAGACCCTGATGGTGGCACTTTTACTGGTTTACACCTTAATAGCTTTCCTGAACTTTCGCAGGAGAGTGTTACCAAAGGGTTGACAGGCTATGACACAAGTATGAAAGGGGAGTGGTGGGAATGAGTATGGGTGAACCAGCAGCAGACTTTAGTAGCCTATGCAAGTCTCTAGCCCGCCGCTATCGGAATACACAGCAGTTTGACGATCTGGTAAGCGAAGGTGTGCTTGCCTGTTATGAAGCATTGGCTGAGGGGAAGACCACCCCCTCAGACTTCACAGGAGCCGCTCGTAGGGCCATGAACGACTACATCAACGTGAAGACCAAGGCTGTCTCTATCCCCCTGTCTCATACGTCTTACACAGTTTCCTATGCTATGTCTAAGGATAAAGAGGTAGATAGTATGAGTGGGGTATCTGAGGGAACTTTATTGAGCCTTGTCCAAGCTATGTCAAATCTGACGGAAAATGTGACAGATGACACAGCCTTTACTGTTGATCATGCTACCTTGTTCGAGGAAAAAGAGTATCAAGCCCATGTCATGTCAGTTGCAAAAGATACACTATCGGCAGAAGAAATGAATATCATTCAGTTGCGTTACTTTAGAGATATGACACAAGATGAAGTAGCAGAACATATAAAATCAAACCAAAAAACTGTTTCACGACAAGAAATCTCCGCACTAGAGAAGATAAAGAAGAAACTTGTAACAAATCGTGATGTCTAAGACTTCCAAAAAAGCACTTATAAGCAAGAGTGATACCTACTACAGTTTGAACTATAGTTTCATAACTCAGCTAGGTTGAGAAACAGAAGTATATACTATAGTATAGGAGACTAGATGACAGAAATCACACATCAACCTTGTCCTTTTGTGTCGTGTGCATCGTCAGATGCCTTTAGCTGGAACCCTGACAAGGGAACAGGAAGGTGTCACTCTTGTGGTGAAGGTTATCCATCAAGAGAAAGGACTTTCGACTGGGCGAAACAACAATATAAAGTAGGAGAGTTTATGGACGGAAGGTTGTCAACTATGAGTTACACACCAAAAATGATTGAATCATCTTCTGCTGGACAACATCTAGCTATGCGTGGCCTTACGGTTGCTACCATGAAAGAGTTCAATGTCCTGACCTATGATGATCGTCAAGAGTATGTCTATCCATCAGGTGGCATTAAGGTTCGTCGTCTAGATGAAAAGGCATTCTATGCTAAGAATAGTTTCAAGGGTGACGAACTGTTCGGCATGAACTTGTTTACATCTGGTTGTTCCAAGAAGGTAACAGTCACAGAGGGTGAACTGGACGCTCTATCAGCAGCCCAAATGCTAAAGGGCAGCTACATTACCCCTGTTGTCTCACTGCCCTCTGCGACCCCTTCCAAGAAGCTGTGGGACAACTGCCATGACTGGTTGAATGGGTTTGACGAGATTGTCTTGTCTGTTGATAACGATGAAGCTGGAAATGCTATCGCTGACAAGATCGCTAAGATGTTCCCTAACAAAGTCTATCGAGTAGATCACAGCAAGTTCAAGGATGCTAATGACTTCCTAAAGGCTAATGCTGGTGCAGAATATAAACAGTCTTGGTGGAATGCTAAGAAATACACACCAGAGAACGTCTTAAACACGACCCAACAGTTCTTGTCTCTATACCATGATACACCAGAGCATCAGTATGTGCCAACTGGTATTCAGGCACTAGATGATAAGATTATGGGGCTTATGCAGGGTCACTTCACTGTTATCAAAGCACAGACTGGTATCGGTAAGACAGAGATTATGCGGTTCCTAGAGTTCAATATGCTCAAGAACAAAATCCCTATCGCTGCATGGCACTTGGAAGAAACTAAACTTCGTTCTCTGTTGGGTTTGGTGTCTTACGAACTGAACGATAACTTTACCCGCCGTGACCTTATTGAAGAAAAGAAGGCAGAAGAACAAGTCATCAAGGCCATCACAGAATTGACTAAAGAGGAACTATTCTATCAGTTCTATCTTGGTGATGGTCAAGGGGCTGATGAATTGATTGAACAGATCAGGTTCTTTAGTCAGGCGGCTGGATGTAAGTTTGTCTTCTTTGAGCCTATTCAAGATGTTGTTGCTGGTTCTTCTGAGGAAAGCAAAGAACAGATGCTTGCTGACTTGTCTGTTCGTCTATCTAAGCTGGCTGCTGAACTTAATGTGGGTATCGTGACTATCGCCCACACTAACGACAATGGCGACACAAAATACTGTAAGATGATTGGTCAACGTGCTTCTGTCATTATCGACTTGCAACGAGACAAGGATGCACCTACAATGGAAGAACGTAACACGACCTACATTCGAGTAGAGAAGAACCGCCCTTGCTCTGAGGTAGGTTCTGCTGGAAAGATGCGGTTTAACACTGACACATTTACCCTACGGGAGATTGCATGACAGTATTTGATATTGAAACTGATGGCCTATTAGACAAGCTGACCAAGATTCATGTTCTATCTTGGATGGGGGACGATGGGAATGTTCATCACACTTACGACTACGAAGCTATGCGACTGTTCTTGACTGAGGCTAAAGTTCTTATCGGGCATAACATCATCCGATTTGATATTTCAGCAGTAGAGAAGATTCTGGGGATTAAGGTCAAGGCCCGTCTGATTGATACTCTGGCACTGTCTTGGTATCTTAACCATGATCGTATCAAACATGGCCTTGAAGGCTATGGCGTAGACTATGGGGTTCCTAAGCCTATCATTAAAGACTGGAACTCTCTAACGCCAGAAGACTATGCCCACCGCTGTGATGAAGATGTTAAGATCAACACTCGACTGTGGCGTGACTTGGAAATCAAACTAAACCGCCTCTATCAAGACGAAGGAGAAAAAGATCGTTTCATCGACTATCTTAGCTTCAAGATGGATTGTGCTAGAGAACAGGAAGCCCTGCGGTGGAAATTAGATGTCCCTATGGCACAGAAGGCTTATGATGAAATCGTGGTCCTTAAGGAAGAAAAGGTGCAGCAGCTATCTCATGCTATGCCTAAACGTATTCTTACCCGTGTAGTCACACAACCAAAGAATATGTATCGTAAAGATCGTTCCTTGTCTGCTCATGGTGAGAAGTGGGTAGAACTGTGTAAAGAGTATAAACAACAGATTACAACTCAATCTTTTGTTGTTAAGACTGGCGAAGAACTTGGTAATCCTAACTCTAACGACCAAGTAAAGGATTGGCTATACTCTCTAGGATGGCAACCAATTACTTTCAAGTTTGTTCGGGATAAGGATACGGGCGATGAAAGGATGATTGCTCAAATCCGTAACGAAAGTGACCTCTGTGAAAGCGTCAAGGAGTTGGCAGAAGTTGACCCTGCTGTTGATCTTCTCGATGGCCTGACAGTCCTAACCCATCGTGCGGGCATTCTAAAGTCTTTCTTAGACTGTCATGTAGATGGCTATCTTAAGGCGGAGATTGCTGGCCTGACTAACACTCTACGCTTCAAGCATTCTAAGCCATTGGTGAACCTACCTAGTGTGGACAAGCCATATGGTGATGTAATCAGGGGATGCCTTACCTGCCCAGAGGGATACACTCTTGCTGGTGCTGATATGGTTAGCCTAGAAGATACTACCAAACGACATTATATGCAGCCTCTTGATCCTGACTATGTAGAAGATATGTCTCGTGAAGGTTTCGATCCACACTTGGATTTGGCTAAGTTTGCTGGGGCTGTTACTCAAGAAGACATTGATGCTTACAATCGTGGAGAACGACCCGACCTTAAGAAGGTCCGTAAGTCCTACAAGGTTGTGAACTACAGTGCTACCTATGGCATTGGAGCCGCTAAATTGGCCCGTGGGACAGGTCTAACTGTTAAGGAAGCTAAGGTGCTACTAGAAGCCTTCTGGGCGCGTAACTGGGCCATTAAGCAGGTTTCTGAGGGTGTTCGGATCAGGGAACTGTTTGACTCTATGTGGCTACAGAACCCTGTCTCTAAGTTCTGGTATAGCCTACGTTCTGAGAAGGATCGTTTCTCTACTCTTAACCAAGGCACTGGCGTCTTCTGCTTTGATACTTGGGTTGCTCTATGTCGTAAGAATGGCATTAAGACTATTGGTCAATTCCATGACGAAATAGTTGCTCTTGTGGAACTTGGTAAAGAGGAAGAAGTAGACCAACTGTTACATTGGGCAGCATCTAAACTAAACGAGAAGGTTCAACTGAATGTTCCCCTTGGGGCTGATGTTCAGTTCGGTAAGACTTACGCAAGCATCCACTGAGTCTTTCATGCAACAGGTTCTAACATAAGCATAGAACTTACGTCTTTCTACAAGATTTTGTGTCTAAGATTCCAAAAAAAGCACTTATATACTATTACACAGCCAAGAAAAGGAAACCCGATGGCTCGATACACAATGGAAATGGTTCTGGAATACGCACGAGTGTTCCCAGAGAATGCTGATATGGGCAATCCAGACGGCATCAAATTGCAGAAGGATATTGCAAAGAAAGGTGGTCAGTATGTAGTCAACCTTTACTTCACTGACTATGAGCAAATTGAAAAGTTGACAGCAGAAGGTCTTGATCTAGCACCACTTGGCCATAAGCGCATCATTGATGGTAATGCAAACTACGGTGTTGGCAAATACATGAAGGCCAAGCGTGACAACAAAAAAGGTGGAACTACTGATGTAAACTATGGTGGTCCAATCGGTGTTGTTGACTTGCGTGATCCAGCTAATAAGCGTTGGTGGTCCTTCACTGATGATGGCGCTCTGGGTAATGGCACTAAGGCTATGGTCCAGTTTGAAACCTATAGCGATGGTGCTGGTATTCGTTTGGTCAATATCGGTATCACTGAACACGTCCCCTACGAAAACAACGAAGGAAATTACTCCAACAATGAACTCTTTAAGGTAGCATAAGATGATTAAAATTAAAACTGAAAAGATGAACCCTTTTTTGATTATTGCTATTGGAATTATTGTAGTCGTAGTTGGTCCACTTCTGGTTATTTCTTCTCTTAATACCTTGTTCCCTGCGCTGTCGATCCCATATACGTTTGGAACTTGGTTTGCCACAGCGTTTCTTGTATCTGTATTTAGTGTTGGAAAGACAAAAGAATGAAAATCTCTATTACCTTTACTCATACTCAAGAAGAAGATGGGTTTGATGGGCAGACTGGTGCTGTTCGGGATAACGTGACTGACCTCTATGAGGCTGCACAAGTCCTGACAGATGCCTTCCGAGGGGCTGGCTTCTCCTATGTGGTTAACGTAGGGTTTGAAAAAGATGATGGTGAAGTGATCTTTGGTCAGTTTTAAGGAAGTAATCAAGTGGAAAATAAAGGTAAAGTCTTAGTAGACGGCTCCTTAGTTGAAAAACTGAACAGTCTTGAGTTTGAGGTTGTTGGTAAGGGCGTGCGTCAAGTAGTCTATTCCTTTACTTGCGGGGCGGAAGTTAAGGGTTGTGGTAGGTGCAAGTCTTGGCTTCCGCTTCAAAGTTTTTGTATTGATGCAACTAATAAGACAGGTTATGGTTTTTGGTGCAAGAGTTGTTCTTCTGCAAACACCAGAAAACATTATAAAAATTGGGTAACTGACCCTATTTGGGTGGACGCCAAGAGGGAAAAAGGACGTGATTTAGCAAGGTTTGCTAAACAGATGGCTGTAGACCATATGGGAAACAAGTGCCACGATTGTGCTGTTAGTTACCCAGACTATGTTTATGATTTTCACCACTTATCTGGTGAAACTAAAGTTGATAACCCTTCCGCTATCTTAAAGAAGTCTTGGGAAGAAGCTAAAGAAGAGTTAGATAAGTGCGTTATGTTATGCGCTAACTGTCACAGGAAGAGGCACTATGGGTCGCGGTAAAATTTTAGTGGACGGAGATATAATCGCATACAGGGCTGCCTTTTCCACTCAAGATAAAGCCCCTGATGATGCGATAAAGAAGACTGAGGAAATTATCACTTACATCCTTAACGAGTGTGTTGGTTTTCCTTTCGCATCATCAGAAGACTTTCAAGTCTATCTAACAGGTAGTGGTAACTTTCGGTATGACATTGCTAAATCCCATGAGTATAAAGGGAATAGAAAGTATACCGAAAAGCCACAATACCTAGGATTAACACGAGGGTATTTAACTGATAATTATGGGGCCATTACAAGTTCTGGGGAAGAAGCTGACGATCTAATCTCAAAAGCTGCTGCTGCACTTGATTATAATTGTGTTGTTGCCTCTATTGATAAGGATATGCTTCAACTTCCTTGTTGGCATTATAACTTTGGTAAGGGTGAATGGGGTAAGGTAGAACCTTTCGGGGGAACTAAATTCTTCTATACTCAAATCTTGACTGGTGATAGAGCAGATAATATCGTAGGCATTCATGGCATTGGCCCTGTAAAGGCTGAAAAACTTCTACAAGATTGCGACACAGAAGAAAAGCTATGGGATGCTGTAGTAAAAGCCTATCAGGGTGATACAGAAAGGGTAATTGAGAATGCGAGACTTTTATGGCTAAGGCGATACGACAATCAACTGTGGGAACCACCCAAGCCATAAAGAATGGTTATAGATCAGGGCTTGAGGATAAGATTTCTGAACAACTCAAGTCTCTGTCTGTGCCAGTTAAGTATGAAGAATTTAAGATTATCTATGAAGTAAATGAAATCAGAAGTTATACACCAGACTTTGAACTCCCTAATGGAATTATTATTGAGTCTAAAGGTAGGTTTGTCTCTGCTGATAGAAAGAAACACCTTCTAATCCAAAAGCAACATCCGCTACTTGATATTCGTTTTGTCTTTTCTAACTCTAGGGCTAAGATAAACAAAGGGTCTAAGACTTCATATGCGGATTGGTGTAATAAGTTTGGGTTCCTTTATGCTGACAAACTTATCCCAAGGGAATGGATAGATGAAACCGTTTGAGATTATCGACCAAAGAGTTCCATAACAAGTTGACCCAATGACTATTGAGGAAATTGATAACCATGCAGATGCTAAAAGGATTTGGGCAACTATTGCTGAGTGTAAAGAACTTTGTGATAAACAAATTGACTTGGAAACGGAAAGGGTCTATCAACAAGTCTGCAACGTTTTTGATATGGGACGTAGTTGATGGCCCATTCCACTTTGATGAGTTAGAAAAGGCAGAAGCTGATCTTGACGATGACATCAGTGAAGGCTATAAC